AGCCCGGGTTCTGGGCGTTGTTCCGCCAGCCGCTCTCGTACTTGCCCCAGAGCTGGTCGAGGGCGTTCCACTGCGCGCCCTGCCAGCCGTACATCTCCTTGGCCATCTTCTGGCCGAGCCTGCGGTTGGCTGCCGCGTTGCCGCCCCCTGCCGTGGAGACGTTCATGTTGCCGCCCCTGCTGCCGCCCTTGCCCGTGGACCCCTGGCCGTTGCCGATGCTGCCGAATCCACCCATTCCGCTGCCACCAGAAATCCCGCCGAGCAGGGCCGCTCCCGTGTTGCTCAGCTCGTCGGAGCTGCCGTAGTTACCCACGGCCAGGCCGAGCCCGGCGTTGCCGCTGCCCACGCTGGTAGAGGCCGGGCCGTTGCCGTTGCTGCCGGACGTGCCGCCGCCGCCTGCGGTCATGCTGCCGCCCGGGCGGCCGACGTGCGACCACTCGCCCTTGTCCAGCGCGCGGATGCGGATGTTGGCCCCGGTGTGCGGTGCCTCGACGATCTGGCTGGAGCTGATGGCCATGGCCTCGTGGCCTGGGTTGTTCGGGCTGCCGTCCGCGCCCGCGCTGAACAGGATGTCGCCTGCCATCACCTTGTCGATCGGCACCGAGCGGTTCTTGAGCGCCGCCCACTGCTCCTGGCTGGTGCGCGGCAGCTTGACCCCCGCCTGGCCGTAGGCCCACTCGATGAGCCCCGAGCAGTCGAAGCCGACGGCAGGGTTGTCGCCGCCCCAGACGTACGGCCGGCCGATCTCGCCCTCTGCGCTCTTGATGGCCTTGGCCGCTGCCCCGGACGCCCTGCTGCCGGTCGTCGAGCCGGGCGTGCCGTGGCCGGTGGTGCCTGACGGAGCCCCGCCTGCGCCGCCGAACCGCGTGAGCATCCCGACGCCCTTGCCGATCATCCCGCCGAGCGCGCCGCCGACCGCGCCCATCGTGCCTGAGAAGCCGTGGGACGCGCCGATCACGCCACCCAGCCCGGTTGCCTTGAGGATGGTGTTGAGCACCATGTCGAACTTCTGGAGGCCCGTGGTGGCCTGGGAGAGCGCGGAGTCGAAGCCGCTCATCTCGCCCGAGGTGGTGCCGGTCTTGACCGCCTGGGTGTCTTTGAGCTTCTGAAGGTCGCTGGTGTCGATGCCGTACCGCTGGCTCAGGAGCTTCTGCGCGCTGCCCTGGTTGCCGTAGTTCGCGTTGTGCGCGGCGTCGTTCAGCATGGTCTGGGCCTGGCTGGCACCCACGCCCTGCTGGAACATCTTGTTGTACATCTGGAGGGCCGGACCCATGGTGCTCGGGTCGAGTCCGATCGCCTGGAGGTTGAGCCGCAGCCTGCCGTTGTTGGCCAGGCCCGCGTTCAGGGTGTTCTGGTTGACACTGCCCCTGCCGTAGGCCCGCTGGAGGATGGACTGCATCACGCCGCCCATGGCCATCGGGTTGCTCTGGCCCATGCTGGCCCGGGGCGTGCCGGCGTAGCCGAGCTGGCGCATCATCATCGACGTCTGGCCGCTGTAGAGCTGCGCGGCAGCCTGGCTGGAGCCTGCGCCGCCGAGGGTGGGGTTCGCGTAGCCGAAGCCGGCGGTCGCGCCGAAGCCCGCGCGGCCGAGGGCGGTGCCCATCACGTACGGGCTGGCCCCGATGCCCTGGAGGTTGGAGTACATCTGCGCGGCGTCGGCCGGGTTGGTGGCCAGTGCGTTGAGGTTGCTGTTGTAGGTGCCGAACGCCTGGTTGTACATCCCGCGCATGCCCCGGCCCATGTTAGCGCCCGGCTGCATGCCGAGAGTCGACATGGCGGCGTACTGGTTCATCGTGATCTGGTTGGAGTACTGCGGGGCCTGGGTCATCATCTGGCCCACGCCGGCCAGCATCTGCCCGCCGGCCTGCTGGAGGGTGCCGGCAGGGTTGTTCATCGCCCCGCCGCCTGCGCCTGCGCCTCCCTGGGAGGTGGCGTTGCTCCTGCCGCTGAACGAGCCCCCTGACATCTTCGGGAAGCTGCCCGAGGTGAAGGTCTGGCCGGTGCTGCCGAAGGGGACCGGGGTGCCACCCGGGCGGTTCGAGCCAGACGACTGGATCGCGGCAGTCTGCGCCTTGACGGCGGTAGTCAGGCTGTTGATGGCCTGCTGTAACTCGTTAGAGCCCATCAGGCGGCTGCCTGAGCCTGAGTCGGCTCCGAACTCCGAGGGCGTGGGTGTGGTCATTTAGCGTTGGCCTTCGCATTCTCTACCATGGCCGCAACCCATCGCGACCAGTAACGGCGTTCACGAACGCTCAAGCTCTTGATGTCCCGCAGTGACCAGTTCATGCCCCGAGAAAGGATTGCTACGTCTTCAAGCATCGAGTGGTAGTCCAGAAGCCTGTGCTCAGGTACCTCCCTAGACGAGACCGGCAATGAGGTCACGAAACAGATCCGTGATGCCCAGTGCCAGGGCCACCTCCTTGTGGCACCCGTCATGAGTGAACCTGATGTCATTGTATCGCGGCCCAGGCTGCCGCTGGGACAGCTCGCGCACGATCTTGCGCCGGTCAGGCGCGGACATCTGCCGGACCATGCTCGGGAACAGCGAGATGATGTGCTCCTGGCCCCTGCGGTCGGTGTAGGTCTGGATCGTCTTACTCAGCATGATGTCGTCGCGCTGCGGGCCGACCAGATCATCCTGGTCCCAGACCGCCATCTGCACCGCCCCCGTGGCCAGCCGGACCTTGGCCTTCGCGCCCCGGTTCAGCCCGATCTCGAACTCGATGTCTGCCAGGGGGTTCTTGAGATTGATCCGCTCGACATCATCCTTGAGGCTGAACTCGATCTTGTCGACGACGCCGGCGCACTCCGGGCAGGTCCAGCCGAACACCTCGACGGTATCGCCGTAGGTCGCGATCCGGATGCCCAGGATGATCTCGTCGCGGTCGCCGGTCAGGAGGTCGGGGACGGCCCGCTGGGTCTCGTCGTAGCTAAGGTCGCCCAGCTTGACCACACCGCGCGAGATCAGGGTGTCGAGCAGGTGGTAGAGGTTCCCGCCCTTGAGCGCCTTGGCCAGCGCTTCCTCGTCCTCGCCGTTCAGCTCGCGGACCACCGCGTGCTTGATGACGGTGCCCTTGTGGACGTAGCCGCCCGGGAGGGCTACCAGGTCGTCCGGAGGCAGATCAGGCACCGGCAGGTCACTGGCGGACATCTTCGTCGCCAGGTCCAGGGCCGCCTGCGCCGCCTGCGGGTCGGCTAAGATCTCATCACGGGTCATGCTCGTACTGCGTGCCATCAGGTCACATCCCCAAGTAGTTGTCCGAGTCGTAGTCTATCGTGTATGCTCGCAGTGTTATGAAGGAGTCGGCGCGTCCTGCCCGAGGTTGCTGGCCAGGCCGAAGTCGAAGCCCTCGTGCGCGAGCGTCATCTGCTCGATGAGAAGCTGGTTCGCGCCCGCGTCCAGGTCGGAGTAGGCCAGGGCGGTCGGCCACGCGTTGTAGATCCGGTACCAGGCCAGGTAGTTGACCGTGCCGGCGGTGACCGGGTGAGCGAGCACCTGCACGTCGATGGTGGCCCGGAAGTCCGTGGTGCCGCCGTTCGGGCCGGTGCCCTGCATGACGGTGAAGAGCTGCTTCATCCAGTTCCAGTTCTGCGGCGTGCCGACAGCCAGACCACGGGACAGCGTGATCGGGGAGAAGTCCGCCTGACCGGGCATCTTCTGCGTGGTGGTGTTGTAGCTGCCAACACGGTAGGCGATGACATCGACCTGGATGTTCAGCCCGGCCACGGACATGAAGCCAAGGTTGATGGCCGCGCCGCTGTTCGGCCGGATCGTCACCTGGAACTTGAAGTTACGTAACGGGTCAGTCGCCAGGTGGGCGATGCTGCTCTTTTGCGTGACTGGCATGGCTTTCCTTACGAGGAGACGACCGTGGCCGTGGTGGTGCCCTGGAACTGCGACAGGTTGATCACGATGAACTCAGCCGGGCTGGCCAGGGCCACCGCAACCTGCACGTTGACCAGGCCGGTCTGCGCACTGGACAGCGTGTTGTTGGTCGCGTCACAGATGACAGCGAACGACGTCTGAGGAGTGTTGCCCGCCAGCACTCCGGACTGCATCTGCTGGGTCAGGTAGTTGGTCAGGACCGCCGTTATCTGCGCCCACAGGTCGGCCGTGTTGGGCTCGAAGATCGCGAACTGGCAGAGGAACTGGAGGTCGTGCACGAGCATCTGGAGGGTACGCTCCACCGCGATGAACTGGCTCGGGTAGCCCGGGCTCAGCGTGAGCCCGCCGAAGACGCAGATGCCTGCGCCCGGGATGTTCTTGATGGGGTTGATCATGGCCGTCTGGAGGTTGTTCAGGTCGGTCGCGGTGAAGTTGGCTTCCAGGCTGATCGCCCGGAGCGGGGTCTGGATACCCGCCGGGGTCTTCTGCACGCCGTGCACCGAGTCGTTGTAGCTCCACAGGCCGAGCACCGCGCCGCCCGGGGGCACGAACTTCATCGCGCCGGGCACGGCCGAGGCCGGGTCCGCGATCTGGAGCCACGGGCCGTAGATGGCTGCCTGCACCGTGGCGTTCACGCCGCTGGTAGTCATGTTGACGTAGTTGGTTGCCACCTGCGCGCTCGTCGCCGGCGGGCTGGGGGCCGGGCCGTCGATGACCACGAAGACATCGCCGCGACCCTGCGCCCAGGCGATGACCGTGTTCAGGTCGGAGGTGGTGGTCCAGCCGGGGATGTTCAGGTCGAGGATCTGGTTGGGCAGAGTGTCGAGCTGCGTCGGGATGTAGGTGCCCAGTGACGGGGCCGTGGTGCCGTCCGAGCCTGTGGTGAGCGCCTGCGGGGTGGTGACAACGGCTAGGTCGGTAGTGCCCGCGATGTAGCCGGCCGCGCCCAGCGATTCCGAGACCGTGACGTAGGCTGACCCTGATACCGGGCTGTTTATCACCGCCGCGATGTTGCGAGGGTCGGCCGGGTTCATGCTCAGGTCGACCCAGTTCTCCACGACGTTAGAGCTGGCGTTGCCGCCCGAGTACACCTGGACGTTGACTCGTCCGGGCACGCCTGTGGTGTTGACCGTGACGTAGAGCTGGTTGCCCCACACCCCCGGGCTGATCGCCTTTACGGTGAGGATGACCACGGCGGCATCGCCTCCGGTGCCGTCCAGCGTGGTGCTCGCGTACGAGGCGTCGGTGTTCGGGCACCGCAGCACGTAGCACGCGTTGCCGTTGTTGGCGAAGAACTGATACACTGCGTAATGCAGCAGCGAGCCGTTGGCCACGGGGAAGTCACCGTACAGCTTGGTGAACTGCTGCCAGCTCTTGACCAGCACGGGACCGATCGGGCCACGGTTGTACGGTAACGCGAACGCCGGGATGGCCTCCCCAGGGATGCCCGAGGTGCTCGTGATGAGCGGGTTTAAGGTCGTGGTGACGAACACGCCCGGACGGGATGGTGTGGTGGTCATGCTACTCCTACCTACGATCCGAGAGCGTTGAACGAGCTGCCTACTCCGACGCTCAGGATGCCCCGGTTTTCCTCGATCTCCGCTGGCGTATTCATGCTGATCTTGCTAACATCGCTGTAGACCCGGAGGTCAAGGTCCACAGTGTTCACAGGAACCAGTGTACCGCCGAACGGAACCAAACTCTGAACGTTCTCGACCAGCTCGGAAAAGACGCTGATCAGGTACGTGACCTTTATCATGCGCTTTCCGTCTTCATCCTGGCCGTAGCCGAACTCCGGGCCGCCTTGCAGGAACATCGACCGGATCGTGCCATCCTGCGGAACCTCAAGGAAGCCCCACTTCGCCGGCAGGTAGTTCTGGGTGGCGAGCTGGGCCACGAGCGGCTGGATGTGCGCGCCCATGAAGCGCGCGTACAGGATGATCTCGTAGTTGAACCGGTACGGCATCGGGAAGTTGGCGAAGTACGGGCTCATCGTGACGTCCGCCTGGGTGTCATCCGACCACCACTGAGAGAAGCCCTCGGGCGCGTACGGCAACTGCACGTA